TGACATTGAATGGTCCACAATTGGGGAGGAGGCTCACGGCAAGCAACTTGTCGTAGAGGCTCGTACTGAATTCTATCTACAGAAGTTTCGTTCTGAGATCACAGAGGACTGGCTCGTCAAGTACGATGGACGCTACTACGAGCTGACTCGATGTGATGAGTTTGGGCGCCGCAAATACAGCCGACTTCTTGGCCTCCGTCGCGACAACTGGACGCCTAACGTAACCATCACTCCCGCACCCTGATGGCCCTCCGTAGCAGTAAATACGCGGCCAACATGCTCATACCTCCCGCCGAGCTGAAGAAGTTCGAGGAGGCTATGAAGACGTTCGAGGGTATGACGGTCAAGAAGCGCCGTAAGAAGATGGAGCAGGTTGCTCGGCACGGCTTGGCTAAGACAAAAAAAAGGATTGCTCAGCTTGCTCCCATGGGTAAGACGGGCAGTCTGAAGAAGTCCATCGAAAACGTACGCGCAAAGGCTACAGGCTTCGGCTCTCGTGCTGGTGCCCGTACGGGTCCGGTGATTAAGGGCAAGTCAAAGAAGCGCGCTTTCCACGCACACTTGGTTGAACTTGGTACCAAGAAAAAAAAGAAGCGCATCAAAGCTGGCAAGAAGCCATTCACCTTCTATAGCTTTAGAGCCAAGAAGGTCCTGCGCCTTGATCAGATCCATCATGGGTCGAGGGCGCGTCCCTTCATCCGTCCCGCTTGGGAACAGACCAAGCACGAGGTGCCTAAGCGCGTCCGGGATAAGATGAAGACGATCCTGAAAAAGCTCGTAGCAGAGGCAAAATCTAAAGGCGCATGATTCACGTAGTACGGAAACTCTTGGTGGACAACAACGGCTACCAACAGCGCGTTGATGCCGACAACACCTTCTTGGTGATGGCCCGTCAGGGAGCCGAGCGCCCCTACGTAGCCATCGACCTTGAAGGCACCCTAATCGATCGTCACACAGAGGGCATCGCCCGCGAGGTGTACAACGTCATTGTATACATCACGACGACAAAGATCAGTGAGGGGTGGAGCATCCAACAGGCGGTCAAGAACACTCTCGATCAGTACAACGGCACCGTTCGTATCGACGGAGTGGATTACATCATTGATTGGATCACTCTTGAGGACGTCATGACGGACGCGCATGAGTTGCATGACTTCTACATCGTAGTCATGTCCTTTAACGTTCATGTGTGTGTGTAAATGAAACCAAGTTTTGATTCGACAATCTAAAAATCTCTTTCTTCACATCACAATAGAACAGAAATGGCAGTCATCAAAGGAAACAGCGTAACGCTGTACATCAAGGCAGAGCCAACCAACGAGTCGGGCGACATCACGTCATTGACTTCTTACGCCCGTGTCAAGGGCGTCACCTCTGCCAGCATCAGCGCAAGCAACGCGACGTACGAGGTGAACTACAAGGACACGACGGGCGCCACAGGCGCGGCCGCTCCTGAACTCGTAGCTACCCGTGGGTACGCTGTGGGAACCACCACCGTCAACCTGAGCGTTGAAGGCGTATACGATCCGTCTCTCACCACAGAGGGAGCGGAAGACGTCTTCGATCTGTGCAAGGACAAGACTCGCATCGGAGTCTTTTGGGCAGGTAACGCTGGTCAAGCCGTCGGTGGCGTCGGCTTCTGCACTTCATTTGATCTTTCAGCCGGCATGGATGACTTCGTCACCTTCAGCGCTCAATTTGAACTCTCTGGAGATCCAACCATCTTCGGCGTCTAATACGACACAGCATGGCAACAATTAACGCAAATACAGTCGCCCTGTACATTGACACTGCGGGCGGCGCACTCCCTGGCTCTGCGGCCGCCGGTCCAGCTCTTTCAATAACTCCTTTGGACTTGGTTCCTGTGGCGTTTTCTACGAGCGCCTCTATCAGCGTGTCTAACGCGACGTACGAGGTGATGTCGATTACTGCCGCTGAATCAGAGACTACCACTCGCGACTTTGCAGTCGGCGCTACATCAACGTCTATGTCTGTGGACGGTGTTGTTGACTGGACTATTGAGTCTCAGACTCTTGACCTCGATGCGCTCTTCGATGCCTTCTTGGCAAAGGGTGAGATCACGGCTGTGTGGCAGTCCACCTCTGGTGGCGATGTCTTTGGCGGCAAGGGCTTCTTGACGTCATTTGAACTGAGCACGGGAGTCAACGACTTCTCCACGTTCAGCGTTTCACTTGAATTGAACGGCAACCCATCCCGGATCGCGTAAGATTGTGTACCTTTAGCAAAAAGGTACTATGAACACACTTTCAGGTAAGTTTTCCATTGAGGTGGCAGGGAAAGAATATCCCTGCCATCTTAGTATGAACGCGTTCCGTCTCTTGTGCGAGAAGGAAAACATCTCTTTTGTCGAGATGGAGAAGTATCTCAACGACAAGCCCTTGACAGCCGTCCCCAAGGTGCTGTACTACGGCATGTTGAACCACTGCTACTTTGGAGGCACTGACATCAAGAAGCTTCCCAAGTTCGACTTCTTCAGCGCCCACATCCTCGACGATGCCGCCAACCTTGAGAAGTACGTCACGCTCGTAGGCAAGGCGTTTGCTGGCGAGGCTGAACCTGCGGAGGGCGACGAGGGAAACAAGTAAGCGATCAAGACTCTGCCCCGCTCAGTTGGCATGAGATCTACGAGCAGGGCCTGTCGTTGGGCCTCCGTCCCATGGAGTTTTGGTCGATGACCTTTTGGGAGTACGCCAACTACTCCAAGCATTTACGCTTCGAAGACGACAGACGTTGGTGGCATACGGCATCATTGATGTCCTTGCATGCCAACATGAACCGTGACAGCAAAAAGCAACCGAGGCCCTACAAGCCTGAGGACTTTCACCCATACGCATCTGAGCATCATAAGAAAGCAAAGTTTGTTCGCGAATTCTCGGAAGAGGACAAAGAACTTACGCTCTCTTGGGCACAGAAACTAAAAGAAAAGTATGGCTGAAAACCAGATAAGTAAGCTTTCGGTCCTCCTTATGCTGAATACGGAGGCGTTCGAGATGTCCCTTGAGGACACTCAAAAGCTTCTCAAAAAAACAGGCCGTATCGTTGGCAGTGTAGGCAAGCAACTCAGCATAGGCTTGTCCCTGCCCTTGGCCTTGGCCGGCAAACGCATCACGGAGACGGCCACCGAATTTGAGTATCAGATGGCCCGTGTGGCGGCCATCAGCGGTGCCGGGGCACACTCCTTCAAGCAACTTCAAAAGAACGCGGAGGAACTTGGTGCCAGCACGATCTATACGGCGCGAGAGGTAGGACAGCTTCAGGAGGAATACGCCAAGCTCGGCTTCGGCGCCTCACAGATCACGGCAGTGACGGAAAGCACCCTGAGCCTTGCACAGGTGACGGGAGCCGACCTTGCCCGTGCGGCGGAGATTGCAGGTAGCACCCTGCGGATCTTCGGCCTTGACGCAAGCAAGGTGGCAGAGGTCAACGATGTCGTTGCCGTCGCCATCAGCCGTTCGGGTCTCGACTTCGAGTCGTTTGCTGAGACTATGAAGTACGCCGGCTCGCAAGCGGCCATCTCGGGGGTTAGCCTCGAGGAGCTGAGTGCGGCGATGGGCGTCTTGGCCAACCGAGGCGTAAAGGGATCGATTGCAGGTACTCGCTTGCGTATGATCTTCGCGAAGCTTGCTGAGGAGGGTGGCGATGTCCACCAGAAGTTCCTTGACGTCATCAATGGCACGATGACTATGTCGGAGGCCATTGAACGTTTCGGTGTCCGTGCGGCCTCTGCTGTTCCTGTGCTTCAGGAGAACCGTCATGAGTTCTTCATGCTTGAAAAGGCTATGAAGAATAGTAGTGGCGCTCTTGATCTGATGCAGGAGACCATGGACGATACGTCCTTTGCCGCACAGAAGAAGCTCAAGTCGGCCCTCGAGGATCTCAGCATCCAGCTCGGCAAGGCGATACTTCCTCTTGTCAATGCTGTCGCAGAGGTCTTAACGACGATTACCAATGGCTTTGCAAGTATGCCTATGGCCTTAAAGGTCGTCATCGTTACAATGGGAACTTTGGCCATCACTATCCCGCCTCTGCTGTTCCTCTTGGGACAGATGAAGCTGATGTTTGTTGACCTGACTTATTTGGCCCCAAGGATGGCGGGGGCTATGAGCACCATCCTCGGCCCATGGGGATTGGCGGCGGCGGCGATCATTGGCGTGACTGCGGCCATTGCGGGTTATCTGACTCAGGGCGAGGAGATGCTGACTGTTCAGGAACGCATGTCAGATGCCAACAGCGAGGCGGCCGACGACTTTGCCAAGACAATTACTCCTATTCAGAAACTGATCACTGAATATGAAAACGTCAATACCACACAAGACCGTAGGCTGACCATTCTCAAAAAGCTTGGTGAGCTTCAGCCTGAGTATTTTGGCTCGTTGCAGAGCGAGGGCACCGCTGTATCTGATCTCTGGGAGCAATATGATCGCTTGACTGTTTCACTCCTTGCGGTAGCCAAAGCCCGTGCTGTCCAGAAGCAGATGACTAAGATCAGCGAGGAACAGGCCGCCGCCATTGGAGAGCAAGTCAAGGCACAAGTAGAATTGAACGATATCGAGCGTCGGGCGGCAAAAGGAGAGGCGGGGTATGCTCCTTACGCCGATGCGCGTTACACAGCGCAGATGATAGCATCAGGGGCGCTTCCTATGGGCGCTCCCACACAGATTGTTGATCCCAAAGCGTATCGTAAAAAACAGCTCCGGGAGATCATCGATGAACAACAGCAGGTCTATGACGATCTTCAATCGCAGTATGCCTTGTTGCAAAAGATGTTCGATGACTTGGGAGTGAACCTTGGAGATCTCTTTGGCAATGGATCAGGCGGTGGCGGAGGTGCGGGTACTGGCGTGGGTGAAAGCCAAGTCGAAAAGACCATGGACGCCCTTGCTGAAAGCCTGTACATGGCCGAAAACGCTCTTATGCGTGGCGGCGATGCTTACGACATCTCCAAGGAGAAAGCTCAAGCATATCAGAAAGCGATCGAGGGCCTCATTAAGGCTCAGTACGCTGGCGAGGATGTGAGCGCATACTTGCAGGACGTCGTAGAGGGCTTTGCCAAGTACAGCAATGAGGTCGATGCTGACACCAAGAGCGAGGAGATCACGGAGGCGCTGACTAAGATGAACGAAGCTATGCTCGAAAGCCGTCAGGCCTTTGACTTTGGCTTCATAGACGTAGGCAAGCTCCTCGAAGAGCAGATGGCCAACACAAAGACAGCCATCACGACGTTGACTAACCTTCTTGGCGATCAGCATATCATGGTCCTTCAGTTGGTAGAGGACTACGAACGTCTTGCGGGAGCCTTGATGGCTTACAACACCATGAACGAGGACAGAGATGATGAGCAACAAAGGAACAATGCCAATCTCCGAGCCGGGGCCAATATCCTCCGACAGTTTGCGTCTGACCTAACTACATCGGGCGAAAATGCAGAGTCATTTGGACAGCGTGTGGCCTCGGGCTTTAAGACAGCCATGAAGGCCGCCATCCAACTGGCATACGCCAACTGGCTTGAGACGCTCTTTGGAGACAAAAGCATAGGGTCTGTCGGTAAGCTCGTCC